GGAGACGCTTGCGTCGACGCCAGTCCATTTCGGGGACTGGGTAATTGGGTTGTGGTATATGATTTAGTTAATTATTTTTGGAATATCATATAATATATGTTTAGTAATAATAAAAAAAAAAATGGCTGCCTGCTCCGAGGGGTACCATATAATATTACTGGTACCCCTCGGAGCACGGAGCATCCGTGCGACAAAATTTTTTATGCATTCTATGCATAAAAAATGCATATCTAAATTAGTCGTTAAATTAATTATTAAATTAATTAATTAATTAATGGCTGCCGTTTTAATGCGATGACGTCATCGCACTTACAATATAGCTTCGCGTTAAATTTAATTTCATATAAAATGATGGACCTGGAATTAAATGACCAAAAAATTGAAAAAGTTGAAAAAAAGAATAATTCTAAAAAAAAAGAATTTCGTATGCAAGGTAAAAATTTATTTTTAACTTATCCGAGATGCGTATTAGAACGCAAAGACCTTGCGGATTTACTTATGAGCAAGGTCGGTGTTGAGTACATGATGGTTTCTCGTGAATTACACGAGGATGGTCACCCTCACCTACATGTTTTGATTACTCTTAAGGTGAAACTTAACACTACTTCACAAAAGTATTTTGATGTAGGTGGATATCATGGAAATTATCAAGTTGCTAGAAAAACTGATGATGTTAGAGAATATATTATGAAATATGATAAAACTCCATATGAATATGGATTGTATACTGGTAACAATCAGAGTAGAGTACAAAAAAGAGCTTGTGAGAACAAAGCTTTGCTTTCTAAACCTTTAAATGAACTTGTTGATGAGGGTTTAGTACATTTATCTCAGTATAAACAATATAAAGAAGCTATTGCTTTATATAAGATGGATTGTATAAAAGTACCTGATTATATACCTAAGACATGTATATGGATTTACGGTAAGACTGGTATTGGTAAGTCTCGTTACATAAGAGACAATTATCCTGGATTAACTTACTTTAAAGCACAAAACAAATGGTGGGACGGCTTTGCCGGAGAAGATGTTGTGCTTATTGATGATTTTGACAAAGCTGGTCAATGTTTAGGACATTATCTTAAGATATGGGCTGATTGTTATTCCTTTAACGGTGAAATTAAGGGTTCTACTTTGAAACCCGTATATTCAAAAATGTTTATCACTTCACAGTATTTACCTGTTGATATTTGGTGCCCTGGCACTGATGAAAAGAATTGGGATGATGAGATGCGACAAGCTATCGAAAGAAGATTTACGATTATGACAATTAATGAAAACGGCCAATTAATTAATTACTATTGAACTATTTAAGAAAGTATTTATTTTAATTTCATTTAAAATGAACGGCTATAAAAAATTTGGAATTCAATCAACTTATACCATGCCTAGAAAAAGGTATGGTGCTGGCAAATATATTGCAAAAAAATATGGCAGTAAAAAAGCTTATACTCGTAGAGTAAATGTTAGAAGGAACTTGAAATCAGGTGAAACTACTTTTAAATTGCAAGAACTTGCTTATATTTATCCCAAAGCTGATCTTACTAATTGCTATGCTATTGCATCTGGTGCTGGTAATTCATATGTTTCCATTAATGCTCAAATTCAGTCTGCTCTTGTTTGGACAAACATAGCTGCAAATTATTCTTTATTTAGATTGAACGGCATACTTATTAAAGTTGCTAGATGTTTTAATGAAAGTTTGTCTTCACTTGGTAGTGCGCTTACAATGTCGCCTCCACTTTATGTTAATTATTATCCTACAGTTACTACTACCAATTATAGTGGTGATCAGATAGCATCTGCAGACAGTGCTCTTAGAGTTGATCCTTACGTGACCGGTTTTCAGACTAAATATATTTCAATACCGAAAAACTTTTCTAATTTGAATTCTGGTATTGGTTTAGGTACATGGAATCCAACTGTATCCATTACAAGTTTAAATGGTGAGGTAGCTGTTGGTGGAACTGTTAACAGCGTAGCCAACATTACTACAACTAATCCTTGCTTTGAAATGCAAATAGTTTACTATATTTCTGCTTGTAATGACAGGCCTTAATTGCTCTTAAATGGGTTTAGCTAGTTAACAATAATTATAGAATTATCCCATAATTATATCATTATTTATTTAATATCATTTAAAATGGAGAAACTTAATGAAGTTGAACAATATGACGATGAGATAACTGAAATGAGAATGTTTGATAGATACCCTGGTTATTTTAAAAAAAGATATAATTCTTATGATACTACTGTTGATTTTACAAGATTATTTATCGCATTTCCTAATAATTTTGTTGTTGATCCTTGTTATCAGATGGTAGATGTTTTGACAGCTGCTTCATCTTTTAATTATAGTTTAGGACAAATAATTGTTGATAATGGGAGATATGATCAGTTTTTGAGTAAAATATACGATTTTTATGAAATACTTGGCGTAACAATATTTGCTTGTAGTTCTAGTACTGAATCACCTTTTTCTGGAAGCGTTACTGGTGTTCAAAGGATAGCTTATCCTCCTTTGTATATTTCTGTTGTTTATGATGCGGGTTCTCCGCCTCTTTCTTTAACACATTCACAAATGCTTAATAATCCGACTACTTTTATTGTTCCTGCTGATGGGAATATGCATTCTAAATCGATAATTATTCCTAAATTTATGGCAGGTAAATTTAAAACTCCACTTAGTTCGGCTGGTTTAAATCTTTGGATTTATGTAGGAGGTTATCTTTATTTGAATACTATTGATCCTTCTTATTCAGAAGCTTTTCATATTCATGTTACAATGACTTGTGGATTTAAAGGAGCAAATGCTGTTCCTATCATTTAAGGAGACGCTTGCGTCGACGCCAGTCCATTTCGGGGACTGGGTAATTGGGTTGTGGTATATGATTTTGTTAATTATCCTTGGAATATCATATAATATATGTTTATTAATAATAAAAAAAAAATGGCTGCCGACCACCAAGGGGTACCATATAATATTACTGGTACCCCTTGGTGGGCGGTGGGTCCCACCTTGGTGGGTGCCGCCCGAAAATTTTTATGCATTTTTTACGCATAATTTAATTATTAAAAATAATTATTTAATTAATGGCTGCCGTTTGATTGGTCATTTTACAACCGATGACGTCATCGGTTGTAAAATATAAGTCCCCATTAAATTTAATTTCATATAAAATGATGGACCTGGAATTAAATGACAAAAAAGTTGAAAACGTTGAAAAAAAGAATAATTCTAAAAAAAAAGAATTTCGTATGGCAAGTAAGAATTTTTTCCTTACTTATCCTAGATGCATATTAGAACGAAAAGACCTTGCCGATTTGCTTATGAGCAAGGTTGGTATTGAGTATATGATTGTATGTCGTGAATTACATGAGGATGGGTTTCCTCATTTACATGTTTTGCTTACCGCAAAGAAGAAACTTGATGTTAATTCACAAAAGTACTTCGATGTTGCTGATTATCACGGTAACTATCAAGTAGCAAGAAAAACCGATGATGTTAGAGAGTATATCATGAAGTATGATAATCAAGCTTATGAATATGGACTGTATACTGGTAACAATCAGACCAGAGTGCAAAAGAGAGCAATCGAGAATAAAGCTTTGCTTTCTAAACCTTTAAATGAACTTGTTGATGAGGGTTTAGTGCATTTATCTCAGTATAAACTATATAAAGATGCTATATTGGCATATAAGATGGATTGTATTAAAGTACCTGATTATATACCTAAGACATGTATATGGATTTATGGTAAGACTGGTATTGGTAAGTCTCGATACATTAGAGACAATTATCCTGGATTAACTTACTTTAAAGCACAAAACAAATGGTGGGACGGCTATGCCGGAGAAGATGTTGTGCTTATTGATGATTTTGACAAAGCTGGTCAATGTTTAGGACATTATCTTAAGATATGGGCTGATTGTTATTGCTTTAATGGTGAAATTAAGGGTTCTACTTTGAAGCCTGTGTATTCAAAGATGTTTATTACTTCACAGTATCTACCTGTTGATATTTGGTGCCCTGGCACTGAAGAAAAGAACTGGGATGATGAGATGCGACAAGCTATTGAAAGAAGATTTAAGATTATGACAATTGGTGAAAACGGCGAATTAATTAATTACTATTGAACTATTTAAGAAAGTATTTATTTTAATTTCATTTAAAATGAACGGCTATAAAAAATTTGGTGTTCAATCAAATTATACTATGCCTAATAGGAAAAGATATGGTGCAGGCAAATATATTGCAAAAAAATATGGAAGCAAGAAAGCTTATACTCGAAGAGTAAATGTTAGACGAAACTTGAAATCAGGTGAAACTACTTTTAAATTGCAAGAACTTGCTTATATTTATCCCAAAGCTGATCTTACTAATTGCTATGCTATTGCATCTGGTGCTGGTAATTCATATGTTTCCATTAGTGCTCAAATTCAGTCTGCTCTTGTTTGGACAAACATAGCTGCAAATTATTCTTTATTTCGATTGAACGGCATACTTATTAAAGTTGCTAGATGTTTTAATGAAAGTTTGTCTTCAC